AGTAGTAGGCACATTAACAGGTGGCTTTGCTCCTGATACTACAACTAATTATTTAACATCAATTGGTTTAAGTGGTAAAACATTAAAGCAAGGTGCTATTATTTACGCTCCTGGTGATGCTGTTTTCACTAATCTAACATTAACAAGTGGAACTATTATAGCTTACGCAGAATGAGACTAAGTTTAGGAATAACACCTAAAAGCTATTTTAATTTAGCTGTGCCAAATGATACAGACGCACAGGCTTTTATTACAGCTGCTGGAATAACTGACGGAACACAACAAAGCGCAGTTAATCAACTTGTATTAGATTTAAAGAGTGCTAACATTTGGACTAAAATGAAGGCTATTTATCCTATTGTTGGCGGTTCTGCAAGTTCTCACAAATGGAATCTTAAAGACCCAAGAGATTTAGATGCTGCATATAGATTAACTTTTGCAACTGGTTGGACACATTCAAGTACAGGTATGACACCTAACGGTACAAGCGCATATGCAAGTACATTTTTAGTTCCAAGTTCAGTATTTAATACTGCAACTTATAATCATTTGTCTTATTATTCACGAACAAATAATGCAAATATTGATTTTTTAATGGGTGCAAGAAATTCAAATGAAACTGCTATGTTATTATCTGGGCGTGATGGTTTTTGGGGTTATTATTGTGATGCTCCAAGCCCAAGTGTTTACAGAAATGCTTACTCAAGTTCATCATTTAACACAGCAGCTTTTTCATTAGGAAGTCAAACAGGCACAAATGTTAAAGTATATAGAAATAATTCATTAGTTGTAAGTAATACAGAAGCAAGGTTTGCAATATCTGCTTTATGCCCAAGAGCATTAATAATAGGCGCATGGGACAGTATAGGTACAATAGGAAATTATACAAATAAACAATGTGCCTTTGCATCAATTGGTGATGGCTTAACAGATGCTGAAGCAAGTAACTTATATACAGCAGTAAATACTTATCAAACAACTTTAGGAAGAAACGTATAATGGAAGGAAGAATAGTAACAAATCAACAATCAAATGAATTACAAGGCTTATTCATTGATCATGATACATTTTTTAATTTTGTTCAAGACATAAATGGAGTTTACTTTTTATTTTTATCTGAACAAGATGAAATTGATGTTGCTCAAACACAATATGCTTATTTATTAGATATTCCATTAAGTCCTTACACACCACCACCAACACCACCAATACCATAATAAATTATGAAAGAGGCATTAGAACTTATAAAAAAACATGGCGCAACTGCTGTTTTAGTATTGTGGCTATGGCATACTCATACAAGAGTAGAACATTTAGAAGCTAAGTTGTATAATTGTTTAGAACGTGAAAGACTTGAACAATTGTATAGTAAACCAAACGAAGCTGTAATTCCTAAGAAAATAGAAGATGAAACTAAAAGTAGTTAGAGAAACTAAAAACGATGTATGTACAATTGGCTCATTATTTATAAATGATGTTTTCTTTTGTTATACCTTAGAAGATAAAGATAGAGGATTAAAACAAAGTGATTCTCTTTTATTTATTCAAGCAAAAAAGATTTTTGGACTTACTGCAATACCTTCAGGCTTCTATAAGCTAACAGTTAATCAAAGTCCTAAGTTCAAAAGGATGTTACCTCGTATTCTTGAAATAAAAGGATTTGACGGTGTTTTATTACACAGAGGTAATACAGCAGACCATTCGCTTGGATGTATTCTTATAGGCTATAAAAAAGGCCATAATTCAATATTTGAAAGCACAAAAGCTGAAACGGATTTAGTAAACAGATTATTGTTACATAATAACGAAGTCCATACAATAGAAATAGTATAAAACAAAAAAGCACCCCGAAGGATGCTTTTAAGAGTTAGAAATTTTTATGAAAAACACAAAGAACGAAGAGCAAATTTAAACAATTTAAAACAATATACAAATGTTATTACAATTAGTAAATGATACACTAACAACAGTAGTTAGTGAAGTAGTTAATACAGCGGTGGCAGTACATGAAGTTACAGGTGGCGGAGCTTTTATTAATGGAGTTGATAATTCAGTAGTCGGATCAATAGTTACTTTATTAGTAGCTGCTATCATTCGCCATTGGGAAAAGAAAAAGATAAAAAAGAGAGCTAATAAAGATTAAAATTTTCTTATTGATTATCAATTAGTTAGCAATTATTATAAAAAATAGTTGCTTTTTTTTGTTGTTTATATTATAATTTACTTTATATTTGCTTTATAATTAAAAACACAAACAATGATAACAACAAAATTTGAAACAGGTAACATTTACGAAATGACTTTTATCACTGATAGTGATTTAAAAGTAAAATTTATTTGCGTACATAGAACAGCTAAAACAGTAACACTTGAAAGATTCCAAGGAACTGAAAGATTAACAAGAAGAGTATTTAATCATGATAATATTGAATATATTAAATATGATACATATTCACTTGCTCCTGTAATTAAGTCATCTAGATTAGTAGGTTAATTAATAAAAAAGGGGGTGCGCATCTTCAACGCACAATTTAAAAAACAAAGAACATGAAAGTCACAATTGAACGAAAAGAAAAAGTACAAATGGAAGTACAACTTCCGTTATTTACTAAACAATACTATCATTATTACATGGTAGAAGAAACAAGAACAACCGTTTTATTTTTAGGAGAGTTTGAACATTCAATACAAGTTACTCAACTCATGATGCAATACCCATGCAGCTATGAACAGATAACAGAAAAAGAATATAACGAAGTATATAACACAATTAAAAAACGAATTTATGAATAACTCTAATCAAATAGAACTTAACAATAACCTTGAGTACTGGTATGGTTATATAGATGCTAACTTAGTTAACTATAATCGAATCAACATCAGTAATGTAAGTTTAGATAATACAACAATGGAAATGTTTATAACAGGTACTGAAACTCACTTTTGTTTTGACTTCTATAAAAAAGGTCAGGTAGTTGGTAAGCATAAAATCTTCATTGGAAATAATCAATTAGAATTTGATTGGAATTTGCAGTTCAGTCAGGAACTAATTAAAATGTTTAAAAGCATAGATATTAAAAATCAAGTTATATTATAACGTTTTGCAGATTGGCGGTCGTTTTAATGCCGCCAATGTGCTGTTATGTATCAGTTTAATTTTTACTTTTTTGCGTTGGCTTTCAATTAGTTACATAATTTAACAAAAATAATCTTGAAATTGTTTGCAGATTCAAAATAAAGCTGTATATTTGTATCAACAAAACGAAACAACATGGAAACAATTGAAAAGAAAATATTAGGATTCACAGAAGAAATAACAGTTTGTGATTGCTGTGGTAAGGCTGATTTAAAAGGAACTTACGCTATTGATTGGGAGGGTACAATTGCTTATTACGGAAGTGTATGTGCTTTTAAAGTGCATGGTGCTACTATTGAAGAGCAAAAGGAAGTGAAGAAAGCATACACTAAAAGAATGAAAGCTACCGAGAAATTAGCACAAATGGAAGCTGAATACAACGGAACTGAATATGCTTTAGTTAAAATGTTTCGTTTTGTTGAAGAGAAGAAATTAGATGTAATGGCTTTTATAAATAAGTATGGCAAAAAATGTGATGAGAATGATTATTATGTTGCTTATTCAATTGGACACGTTGTGAAATGTATAAACAAATGAAAAAAACGTGCCACAACGCCTGCGACTTTCCAGACTGTAAACTGGAAGGTTGCATGATAAAAGCTAATAAGCCTAAGCATGGAGGCAAAAGAGCCAATGCAGGGCGTAAAAGCCAGTACAATGAAGAAACGCAAACAATTTCATTTCGTGTTCCAAAATCACTAATTGAACCGATTACTAAATACGTCAAACGTTCGCTGTCAAAAAGTAAAAAATAAATTGTACATAACTTACATCTTTGCGCTACTTTATAGCGACTTATTTAAAATTAAATTAAAAACAAATATGAAAATACCAGAAACAATTAAAACAAAAATGAATGAGTATTATACTCATGGAGACCACACAAAGCTAAAGCGTTATGGAATAACAAAGAAAAAGTATTTCAGCTTAGTTACAATAGGAAAGGCTTTTAAAGAAGGCGAATGTAAAGATGAACTATTGGATATAATTGATGAATTTTATAACTTAAAAATTAAAAAGTATGAAAAATAAATTTTATATAGAAGGATTAACAAAAAGAAGTTTATACACTTTAAATGATATTCATCAGAAAGAAAGTGAGCTTTATGATACTGCTGAAAAGTTAGCAGAATTAAAAAGATTAGAACTTTATGACCAAAATTTAACAGAAAAATACTATCTACTTCAAAATCAGATAGAAACAATTACAGATAATTTTTTAAATTATAATTCAGTTAAAAATTAATTATTAAATTTGTAACCATGAAAACACAAGAACAAGCAATCCTCGATGCCTTATTAGGTGGGCAAGTTATTACAGGATCTAATGCCTATCAAATAACTAAAAAAGAATGTGCCTGTGGCACTCTTAACCTTCACAAAGTATTAGCTAAAATTAGAAAAAAAGGTTACACTATTAATGAGCAATGGTGCATCAACTCTAAATCTAATACACGCTTCAAAGAATTTACAATAACCAATAAAAAACAAAAGAAAAATGGAAACTAAATTAAACAGTGGCGCAATCTTCAAGAATGTTAAAAAGACAAACGAGAAACAACCTGACTGGCAAGGAACAGTTAATGTGAATGGTAAAGAAATGCAAATTAGTTTATGGTTTAAGACCTCACAGAAAGGAACACAATATTTTAGTGCAGCATTTCAAGAACCATTTAAAAAAGATAATGAAACAAAGACTTACTCAAATGAAACAAAGTACACACCTAAAATAGAAGATGATGGGCTACCATTTTAGTCTATTCACTACAAAAAAGTAAAAATAAAAAGAATTAAATCAATCTATTATGAAAACACAGGAACAAAAAACAGAAAAAGTATTATCAATTAACGAACGATTAATTGCTATTCAATCAGAATTAAAAGTCCCAAAAGGTAATTATAATTCATTTGGCAAGTATAAGTATAGAAGTGCTGAAGATATTTTAGAAGCCTTAAAACCACTTTTAAATAAATATCAATTAAGGCTTTCATTAACAGATGATATTTACTTTACTGACCATAAAATATTCATAAAGTCAACAGCATCTGTTTTTTTAAATAATGAATTTATTGCTGTAAATGGATTTGCAGAAATGAGTGAACATAAAGGAATGAGTAGTGAACAATGTACTGGCACAGCTTCAAGTTACGCTCGTAAATATGCTTTAAATGGTTTATTCTTAATTGATGAAACAGAAAGTGATGCAGACCATGATAATAAAAAAGAGGTTGCCCGTAAACCTGTTTTAAATGCAGATACAGAGGCTTTCGGTAAGGCAGTTGAGTATTTAATGAAAGGTGGTTCAATAGATGCTATAAAGGCAAAATATGAAGTTAGTCAGGAAGTAGAAACTAAACTAATAAAATCAATTTAAAAAGGTTACAATTTGTAACCAGTTCAAAAAAAAATAAATTAAAAATAAATTATGGAAAGCACAATTGAAATATATTCACCTGAATGGTTTATAAATCGTCAGGGCAACTTCACAGGAAGTGAAATTTGGAAGTTAATGAGTGAACCTCGTAGTAAAAAAGATAGCCTATCTAAAACAGCAGAAACTTATATTCTCGAAAAGATTTGGGAAAAGTTAAGCGGTGAGGTTAAGCAAGGCATTAATAACTTTGCAACTGAATGGGGAAACGATAACGAACCTATCGCTAAAAAGTTTTACACATCGGTAACTAGCAATGAAGTAAAAGATAGCTTAATGCTTTACTCAAACGAAATACAAGGCTTAACAGGCAGTCCTGATGGCTTAGTAGGTGAAGATGGGTTAATAGAAATAAAATGTCCTTTTAATGGAGCTAATCACTTAAAACATTGCTTTATTACAAACGATGAAACATTTTTGAGTGAACAGCCTGAATACTATTACCAAATGCAATGCTATATGTTATTATCAGGCAGAAAGTGGTGCGATTTCGTTTCTTTCGATCCTCGCATTATTTCGGACTTAGGTTTATTTATTTATAGAGTAAATGCCAATGAAGAGGTAATCGAAAAGATGACTGAAAAAGTAAAGTTAGCAAGGCAATTATTTAATCAGTATTTTGAATCTTTTAATGGAAAGAAAGGTTAAAAATAAAAAGTGCAAGGAGTGTGGTGGTAACTTCACTCCTTTTAAAACCACTCAAGTTGTTTGCGGTGCTAAATGTGCAGCTAAATTAGCAGAAACTAAGGTATGGAAAGAAAAGAAAAAGGTAATGATTGAAAACACCCGTACTCGAACAGAATGGCTTAGTTTACTTCAAATAGTCTTTAATAAGTATATTCGATTAAGAGATGCAGATAAACCATGTATTTCATGTGAAAGACCATTAACAAGTAAATTTGATGCTGGACATTTTCTTAGTGTTGGGAGTTATCCAAACTTAAGGTTTAATGAAGATAACGTACATGGGCAATGTGTTTACTGCAATCAACATCAGCATGGAAATCAAATTGAATACGGTTTAAGATTACCAATAAGAATAGGCAATGATGCTTACAATAGACTAATGAATAAAAGAGGTGATGCGCTTAAACTAACATTAGATGAAATTAAAGAATTAATTAAAATTTACAAATTAAAAATCAAAGAACATGGAAAAAGCACTAACAGTTGAACAGGCAAAAGTAGAATTTGAATCACATCTTCTAATTGGTTTATTCAAATCAACAGTTGAGCAATCAACACAATTAACTGGTAAATTTAAACATAAAATGAAAGCTGATTTTAATTTATGGCAAAAACAAGGCTTCAAAATAGTTGAAGAACTTGAAAAAAGAAACATAACAGACGTTGAGTATTTAGATAAAATTGGAGATATTTATCATACTATGAACTCAAATATGCGTGATGAATTTTACAAAGGTTTGGAATCATGAAATTAACTGATAAAATAGAAATTACTAATGAAGATAACATGGTTTTAATGGCTCGATACCCTGATAAATATTTTGATTTAGCTATTGTAGATCCGCCTTATGGGATAGGATTTGCAGGATTTGACAAACATTATGGTGGAGGTAAAGCAAAAGCAAAAACCACTTTACACAAACCATTTGCAGGTGGTGATAAAAAATCACCTGATAATGAATATTTTATTGAATTACTTAGAGTTTCTAAAAATCAAATTATTTGGGGTGCAAATCATTTTATTAGTAAAATACCTTTTGACAGTAGTTGTTGGGTTATTTGGAATAAAATTAATGGAGATAATCCATTTGCAGATGCAGAACTTGCATGGACTTCATTTGAAACTGCTGTTCGAATATTTGAATTTAAATGGCAAGGTATGTTACAAGGTGATATGAAAAACAAAGAAACTCGCATACACCCAACTCAAAAACCCGTAGCACTTTACAAATGGCTACTTGACAAATACGCCAAACAAAGCGATAAAATACTTGATACACATTTAGGTTCAGGCTCTATTGCAATAGCTTGTCACGATTACGGATTTGATTTAACCGCTTGTGAATTAGACAAAGAATACTTTGATAAGGCAATAAAAAGAATTAACAATCATGTTGCACAATTAAAATTAATTTAGTATATTTGCACTATCGGAGTAACGACCGATTTAAAGAAATACAATCACATTAAAACATTTAGCCTCTAAGTGTTCAGGTGCAGAGTGATTGCTGCATGGTTTCGTAAACCAACTGAACATTTAGGGGTTTTTTAATTTACAAAATAATGAAAACAAAATTAATTATCACTAATCTAAAAGATTTTTTTAAACATGGATTTGATAAACCTTTTAAAATTTTAGAACAAATTGAAAATCAAGTTTACAGAATAACTGAATCTGGTAATATTCATTTTGGAGACAAAACAAAAATTTTATTATCTAATTATATTGATAATGATAGTACTTCTGTAGCTTATAAATCAATAATTTTTAAATTAGAATCTTATGAATTTAAAAATGATTATCATATATTTTATTATTCATTTAATTCAATAGCATAATGAATAAGGATACATTTTATTTTTCTCATGATTATAATTCCAGACAAGACGAAAAAATTAAACGTTTAATTATGAAACATGGATTATTAGGCTATGGAATATTCTGGGCAATAGTTGAAGACCTTTATAATAATGCAAATGCATTGCAAATGGATTACGAACGCATTGCATTTGAATTACGAGTGGATGAATCAATAATTATAAGTATTATTAATGATTTTAAATTATTTGTATTTAATGAAGATACCTTTGGAAGTTTATCAGTAGAAAAAAGATTAAACCATCGTAATGAAAAAAGCAATAAAGCAAGAAATTCAGCTAATAAAAGATGGGAAAAAACTAATAATGATGCGAACGCATTGCAAACGCAATCCGATAGCAATGCTATAAAGGAAATAAAAGGAAAGGAAATAAAAGGAAATGAAATACCTGATTTTAATTCTTTTTTAAAATATGCAATAAAACAAAAACCAAACGTTGATATTGAATCAATTAAATTCAAATATGAATCATGGAAGGAAAATAATTGGAAAGATGGATTTGGTAATGAAATTATAAATTGGAAAAATAAATTATTAAACACTTTACCTCATATTAAAGAAAAACAAAATAAGTACGATCCAACTAATCCTAATCAAATGATATACTAATGACTTATTCAGATTACAACATAATAATTCCAAACGGAAAATATACAGGTCAGGTTTATACAACTTGCCCGAAATGTAGCCATGAGCGTAAAAAGAAAACTGATAAATGTTTAGGAGTTAATTTAGATAAACAAGTTTGGCATTGTAACCATTGTAATTATAAAGGATGGTTACCTAAGCAAATTCAAATTGATGAAAAAGTCTATGTTAAACCTGAATGGAAAAACAAAACAGAATTATCAGACAAAGCAATTAAGTGGTTTGAAAAAAGAGGAATTGACCAGCAGACTTTAATAACTTGGAAAATTACCGAAGGTTTAGAGTGGATGCCT